AACTTGTGGTTCGCACATCGTTGGTTACGAAGTTTTCGCACATCCCCAAGGTTATCTACAAACAGCACATCGGTGGTCACACGGCTCAACGCCAAAAGAACGAACGTATTCAAGAACTGGTAGCCAGTATCTCTGCGGAGTATAAAGACCGTCTGGAAGCCAAGTTCCCTTTGCCCTATATGTCTGAGGATAATCCGTCAAAATAGAACTAAGACTTTAGGAGGTCGGTATGGCTCAATACCCCGATAATCTTGCCAACTTTACTTTTGTACAAAACGGTATAGACACGGTTCAAGCTTCACACGTAAACGTTAGTTACCAAGAAATTACGGCAACTCAAACAGAACTTGGCGCAAATGCTTCTGACCGTTCTGGCTCGTGGTCCTCTACTCCGATGGTTGTTTCTAGCCTTACTTTTTCAGATGTAAAATCGCGCTTGGATAACGTCGAAAATGGCGCTTATTACTCTCAGACATATTTGGTAAAGAATAACGGTGGAAGCACCATTACAACTTCTGCTGACAATATCAAGGGTCTTGTAATCAAAGCTTTCTCTGGCACTCAAAGCGCAAATCTTATGGAGGTTCAAACCTCTACCGGAAGCGTAATTAGTTACTTTAAGCCAGACGGAACTTTCTACACACCAACTATTGACGGCGGAACAGCGTAACGGAGTAGCCTCTTATGGCTCGGTATAATACCTTTAATTACGGAGACGTAGTCTATTATGGCGCAACAGCCGCTGCGCTTTACTCGGCAACCCCATTTACAGCAACTCCAATCGACTATGACAAAATAGCGGTTGAATGGGTGATGCCCGGTTCGATTGCAAATTATACGTATAGCCGACTTCGCTTAGTTCGTAATCAAGATTACCCGTCTGAAACACAAGAAGACGGAATCGTTATATATGACGTAGTAAGCCCATTTACAAACTCTGGTTATGCGTATGGAGTCGATGGGACTCTTAAAGATGCTGATGGGATTTTGTTCCCTGCTCTTAAACCGGGTAGGTATGTTTACTACTCTATTTGGATTCTAAAAACAACGGATGGGAATACTTTTTGGGACAAGATTGCAGATACCAGCACGGTACTTGCAAGGTCTCACGACACACTACTTAGCAATACTGACGACTCCGTTTCCCCGGCAGGATTGTCAGCAGCAGAGGTAGAAGTTTTACGAACAAACTTAGTTAACAATGCCACAACGCGAACCCAGACTACTCATCAAAAATTCTTAGAACTTCTTCCAAGGGTATACACTACGGCAAATGAATCTCCGTTGGATATCGTGGATGAAACCTCCGATTTGTCTAGATTCCTCAAGGGATTTACTTACACTCTTGATGAGATATTTACTTTTGCGGATTTGCTCTTGCCCACGCGAGACGCCACCAATTACTCGGCTGATTTGCTTCGTGCAAAATCATTTGAGTTGGGGATTACAGCAGACAATCAACGTTCGCAAAAAATTCAACAGAAACTTGTTCGTGAGGCTAGGTACATAACCTCTCGCAAGGGAACCGCTCTTGCTCTAGAAACTCTTGCAGAATCTATGACTGGATTTAACACAGTTGTTCAATCATTCTCTAATTTGATGTTGTCTGCTCAAGACAGCTCATTCTATAAAGGAATTGGGAACTGGAAGACTGTTGGCGGCTGCACACTTACTGTTGAAAAAGTCAACATACCTCCTGTAAAAACAGATTTTACACCTGATTTAGATAAAGCAATTGATTTTATATACTCTGGAAAAGTAGTTACGTCTGCTGCTAATGCCCAAATTACAAATGGAAATTTGTCTCCTATTACTCAGGGAATACCAGTAAAGGCAGGAACTTCCTACACTTTTTCGGCGTATGTTCAAAACTCAAATTCTGGGACCGTTACCCCAACTATTAGGTGGTATTCCGTTTCTGGAAGTTTTATTAGTTCGTCAACTACCACAGCGTGGTCAACCTCTTCAAGTTGGGTGAAGAGAACACTTACTGCAACAGCGCCAACCGGAGCTGTTTATGCTAGTACTGAATTAAAGTTCAACTCGTCTAGCCAAACGTACTACTTGGATATGATGCAGTTTGCCGTTGATAATGCAACTGTGTTTGAAGAAGCTCGCGTAGCTAATGTCCACTTATCTCCTGTAAAGATTAACTACATAGTTAATCCGTCATTTGAGTCAAATAAATCCAATTGGACCATAACAGACTCGGGTTCTTCTACAGTTACGGACAGTCCTTCAGATATAGTTGCGGGAACAAAAAGTCTTCCTGCCACTATCTCTACTACACAAAAGATTGAAACAGTCGTCACTAGTGGTTCCGGGGAACTTGCCATTCCTTCTGTAGTTACCGACGAACGCGTCGTGTCTAAGTACGGTGACTATTACACATATTCTTTTTATGCAAAAAAATCAACTTCAGGAACACTTAACGCCACAATTACATTTGCTGTTACTTCTGGTTCTCTTTCAAAAAGTGTAAGCAAGTCTATTGCTATCACTAATACTTGGAAACGCTATTCCGTTCAGACATATATTGAATCAGCATATGTTGCACCTACTTTGACGTTAACTCTTTTGGGTGTTGACTCTGGAGTGATACTTTTTGATGCTGCTCAATTAGAGCGGGCATATTCTCCTACAGATTACTTTGATGGCTCTATGTCAATTAATGGTGGAGAGTGGAGTGGTTCTCCCAACGCTTCGGCAACGTATGTTTTCCCAAACAAGAGCACAGTAGTATCTCGGCTTGCAACAGATATGCCATCGTATCTTGTATCTGGAACGCCGTACCGAGTAATTACGGATTCTGGAATTGTTACTGGGAATTTGGGTGTTGTGCAGGGATTTGCGCCATAGAATAACCGTATGGAACTATTAATCGTTGTAATCATTGCGGGCATGGCATCTGGATTCTGTGCCGAACTCATTTCTTTTTTCATAGAACGGTTCACCATTCTTGATGAAAGACTGACTAAGCAAATCGTCTTAGCCCCATTTGGAGCGCTTTTTTCTTGGCTTCTTGGTGCTCAGGGTTGGGACATCCTTGTTGCGGGTCTTGCTTCTGCTTTCTTTAATCTGCTCATCATGTACTACATGACGCGCCCAATGACGATTCAACAACTCACTACGCGTCGATAAGGTGGTATATTCGATTCCCTACGAACAGAGGGAACTATGAATTTACCACCAGAAATATTTGACTCCAAGCTAACATCCTCGGAGTTCAAAACCATCATTGCGATGTACCATCTGGCAAGCCCTGAGGGGCTGGTTGACGTGTCTAAAGATGAGTTAACCATCCTAACTGGGTACAGTGCTGAAACTTTGCGACGCTCATTCAGGGGTCTGGAGAACGCCGGGTTATTGGAGACCCAGAGAACAAAACGCAATCTTGGAAAGTGGTCTCGGAACATTTACCACCTCGTTTCACCATCACACAATTCTGTGGAAACAGGGGTTTTACCATCACACATTTCCGAGGATTTTACCCCTCAACCATCACCCATTTTGGTGGAAATCGCAGGTACACCATCACACAATTCTGTGTGGTCAACAGCTAGTAATAATAGTAATAGTAATAGTAGTAAAACTACCAAATTAAATACTTCGTATTTAATTGGGGACGCGTCCGTCCCCACAAAGGAGGTCATTGTGGAGAAGTGGAGACCTCGTGGTGAAGACACTGCGGGAGATGACGAGATTGGCGGAGTAGGTCTTTTTGAAGATGAGGCTCTCCGGAAACAACCCCAAGCCAAGATTGACAAACGGGATGTCCGTACGCGTTGGAAGCGTCCAGAAGATGAGTGGACTCCCGGCGATGTTGCCGCGGAGTTTTCCTATCGGCTTTCGATGCACTACCCCATGACCCCCGCGTTAGTGAACACCAAAGACATCCGTGGTGCGCTATCCCGTTGGCGGAAGCAGTACGGAATCACTCCGCAAATCGAGATGGAAATCATGCGGATGTTTTTTGAAGATGAGCGAAACTTTCGAGATTCCGACAAGAAAGCCTCACAGGTTCACACGTGGTATTTGCACATGTTCAAGACCCACATGCAAAGTGCTTTTGACCGACTCGGCATTGAGTACGAGAAAGACACGCCTACTCAAGAGGTCACAGACGTGTTGTATGCTTCGGACGGCAGGACGTTCGAGAATAACATTGCTGGGCGTTCTGCACTGAAGAACTACGAGGAAAGGATTTCCAAGAATGCTTGACATGCGAACAATCGGTCTCAACAAGGAGCACTGGTTGACAAAAATGTCAAACATTCCTACGCGCTACCTGCGCTGGGATTTTGACAACATTCGGGAGAGTCAGGGGAAACTCCCAATTGAACTTGAGGACTGGTTCCATGACCTCATGGATGGCAAAGTGATTCTTAACGTAGGGGGTCTCGGAACTACCGGTGTAGGAGTTTTGCTTGAGGGACCTCCGGGACGAGGTAAAACCACACACGCCGTAGCATCTTTGATTGAGTTTGTAAAGAACCTTCCCGAAGACACAGACCAAGCATCCAAGCTTCTCCACATTCCTCGCTCGGCGTATGGTCGAAATATGCGACCTGTTTACTACCTGACATTTACTGACTTGCTTTACCGCAAGAAGGCACTGTTTGACGCTGACATGGACGACCGTAAACGTTTGCAAGAAGAGATGGACGGGTTCCACGGTAGAGCCAAAGAAGACACGCTCAATGTTCGTTTACTAGTTTTAGATGACCTTGGAAAAGAGTACGGCTCTGAGTACGACAAGTTCACTTTTGATGACATTCTTCGGACTCGTTACGACAAGGGTCTTCCAACAATCCTGACTACCAACGTTTCGCGCGAGACGTGGAAGGAAGTTTACTCAGAAGCAATGGAGTCTTTCGCACATGAAGCCTTTCGACGCGTTAGACTAGATGGAAAGGACTTGCGTAAAAACTGATGAGAGAGGCTAAGCCCATGGCAGAATGGCGTTCCCTTCAGTTTTTTTTGTCTGATGATGGGGTACACGAAGTTCAAGCCAACCCCGATAACTACAAACAACTAAAGTGTGATTGCCACGTGTATAAAAGTGGTAAACGCTGTGCGCATGTGCGGTACGTACGAGACCAAATTACGTCTAAAAATGGTTCTTACAGCATTACCATTCCTGAGCACATTAGCGATGAAGATATTCAGCGGGCTTCAGAGAGCGCGGATTCTTTTCGTAATTTACTAATTCACAATGCTCGCATAGAGGTTATTTAATGTTACGCGGGGATATCTCCAACGAAACTCCGCCAAGAATAATAGTTAACATTGACGCGGTAGTATCCTCTGATGTTCAAGAAGAAAAGAAACTAATTGGTGCAAATAAGGTCTCAAGAAACGTCGTGGGTCTTAATAACCCCGCCCTGTCCTTGCTGTGGAACAAGTCCTATCAATTTGGATTATCGGTAGAACTCGCGGCATTTGAGTCTGAGTTATGGACCCAAAAACACTTAGACAACTTAATGGCGAGGTTAGACAGCAGGGGCGGAAACCCATTTAATTATGCAGAACTTTACCCGACCATTGATGACTTTATTGGCGAGTTGCCTTATAGGACTAACCTCAAAGGTGTGGTAGACATAGTGGAGCGTGTTGCACGCTATGGTTCATGGGGTATTGAACTACAAAATTTATAGGTTTAAAACAAGGGAACAAATATGGCACACGATAACGAATACAGGTTAATCAGTAAAGTAATCACAGACCGGAACATCATTCCGGTAATTGAAGTGGGGATTCGGGATGACTGGATTGTTGACCCCGACCTTCGTCGTATATGGAGGTTTGTCCGAGAGCATTACGCCAAATACCGTGAAGTACCGACCTATACAGCGGTAAAGGATAACTTCCCCAACTTCACAGCACTCAATGTTGAGGACACGATTGACTATCTCATTGACCAGATGGTCGCTTTCCGCCGTCGTACTTTGGTTAATCAAGGTGTCGCTCAGGCTGTTGCCGAGATGCAACAAAATAACTTTGAGTCCGCTCTTTCTGAGATGTCGCGCACTATCTCTGTTGTTAATGAGCAAGGCATCGTTGGAACCCAACACGTTGACTTAACCAAAGACCCTGAGTCTCGTTTTCTTCACTATGAGGAAATGCAGAACAACGAGTTTCTTGGCATTCCTACTGGTTTTGCTGCTATTGACGAAGCTACCGCAGGGCTTCAAGGTGGACAGTTAATTACCGTTATTGCTCCTCCCAAAACTGGTAAATCGCAAATTGCTTTGCAGATGGCTATCAACACTCACGCCATTGGTAAAGTACCAATGTTTCAAAGTTTTGAGATGAACAACGCAGAGCAGACCCAACGTCACGACGCTATGCGGGCACATCTCTCACACAAGGACTTGCGTCTCGGTAAGTTGTCGGAGAGCGAAGAGAATCGGTATCGAAAC